TTATCTGTTATGAAAATTTTCCAGTAGCTGTTTTGCTTTTAATGTGCTTTCGTTGGAAGAATGAATATAATATTTGCTTGTAATGGATATATCGGAATGTCCCATCAATTCTCTAGTAATGTTAATAGGAACTCCCGCAGCTTGCAAATCTGTACCATAAGTATGCCTAAGACAATACATAGTTAAATCCGGAGCAATAACACTCTCTATAATTTTGTTACGATACAATTTAGCACCCATGAATATATCCATATCTCTTTTAAAAGCTTTCCACCAGTCTTTTCTATTCTGTTCTGTGTTTGGCTTTTTATGACCATTTGTAAAAACAAAATCATTCGCATCAAAAGATTTGAAAATATAGTCTATTTTGCTAGGAATGGGGATATATCTATCAGAATGCCTTGTTTTAGTTCCTCGGACATGTAATAGACCTTTTGCAAGGTTTATATCTTGACCTTGAATAAGTGCAGTTTCTGATGGTCTAAGCCCCATGTATAACATAGCGAGAACCCAACTTCCATGAATATTAGATTTTGCAACATGTAATAATGCAGTTCTTTCTTCTTGAGATAATGCCCTGCGTGAGTTTTCTTGCATTTTAGGTTTGATGATACCTTCCGATGGATCGTCAATAATTTTTTTATCGATTTTAGCTCTTCTAAAAAGTTGCTTAATAGTAATGAATAATTTATCTATATATGATTTGCTTAAGCCTTTCTTATATTCATTATTTATAATGCGTTGAAGATCGGAAGATATAATGCGCTTAATTGGAACATTTCCAATGTATGAATTGATTTTATTTGACAGAGTAATGTATAATGCAAACGATTTATCCAAAATATAAGGCTCTTTGTACGTTTCAAAAAATATTACTGACCATTCTGCGACTGTCATGTTGGATGCTTTGAATTTATTTTCTTCCAACTCTTGCATTTTCAATAATATTTTTTTATTTAGTTCATTTTTACTATTGGCAACAATATAGTAACGCCTACCATCATATGTAAAAGATTTTCTAAATTGATATTTCATTGTATCAAATTCCTTAAAAGGGGCATAAAAAAACAGCTTGAAATAAAAGCTGCATATATGATACAATTTAGTTGCTAAGTGAAGTTGCAGCATGTATGCAGCTTGCCACTCACTATATGTGGGTGGTTTTTTATTATATAATTATTTATTAACACTTTTATTTTTATGTGGGTTTGGAGCTTTAGTTATAAGTCCATCTATATGTTCAAACAAATCAGGTTTAATTTTTATCCACATTGGATCTAAAACAAAATCTATACCCTCTCGCCTTGCCAACTTAGCAGCAGGAACAAAATCACTGTCTCCAGAAATAAGAACTATTCTATCAACTTGTTTTTTAAAGGCTAAAGAAGCAATATCTATACCTATTTTCATGTCTACTCCTTTCTGTGTCAAGTCGATTTCAAAATCATTTTCGGTAAGTTCAGATATATCTTGTTTTTGATTTAGTATAGCTTTAGTGACTTTTGGTCTTAGCCTGTATTCAATAGAAGATGCAGAAATCTTGCCAAGTCTCAAGGCTACTTTTCTGTTTTTCATCATTTGAGCAATAAACGCTTCATTCCATTCGTAAACAGGAGTTGTAGTCAAATCAATTTGTTTTTTCAATAGAGGATGAAAAATCTTTTTATCAATAGGTGGGCAATCGTAATAAAATATTCGATACAGCTCCCCTTTATCTTCATATTTTGCCTGTAAATGCTTATAACAATAGTTTATAAGCTCTTTACAACGCTCTTCTGGTGTTAAAGACCCATATAAAGTTTTAGCACGTTTTTTATAAAATCCACCATCAACCAATATTGCAATTTTTTTCATATCAATTCTCCTGTGTAAAAAAAAAGACTCTCGGGTTTGCCGCTCCTCTTATGGTGAGGGGGTTACTGCCGAGAGTAATATAACTATTTAAAAAGTATCAACCAAGTTGATACTAATAATGTACCACAACGGCATATAAATGTAAACAAATTTTTTTAAAAAATACAAAATTTATTTAAACTGAATTTTTTTAAATTTTTCAATCAGTTTTTCATCTTTTTTATTGTCAACAAATCTTAGAACAAAACCATTATTGGTTGCAGCTGCATCAATGAACCCTTTTCCGTCTTTTAGATCTTTGTAGTCATCACTGTTTTCATCATAGTAATATAATTCTATATTGCCGTCGTTATAACTCTTACCATCTTTAGCGTGTATCATCTGATATTCAACATCAGATTCATCTTTTAACTCTAGATGTTTTGCAACAGCACTAATTTTCTTTTCGAGCTTGTCATCCTTAGAAGCTTCACCAGAAGTCTTACTATTCGTACCACATGAAACTACAGATACACATATAATTAGTGTTAATAATACAGAAAATAGTTTTTTCATTTTAAATACCTCTCTTTTAGTTTTGTTTAGTTATGTGTTTCAATTTCTATATCGCTAGCCGTTTTATAGCTATCAAGATCGCCCCTAATAATATGCGATAGTTCATGCTGCAAGGTATATTGTTGTTTTTCATAATTATGTCTGGCATTTATATAGATAGTATAGTTTAAAATCCCATCATATATTGTAAACCCACCACAATGACAAGGTAAATCTGTAACAATAACCTGAACTTCATCCCTATGAACTTTCAATTTTATTACCCCTTATAAATTACAATTCCTAATCTTGTTTTGTCATTTTGTCAATTAGTTTTTTCAATAAAAGCATATCTTCTTCTGATATATCCCGCATAGCATCAAAAAGAACACGTTTGCCCGGATTATCTTTTAGTTCTTCTGCAATCCTTGCAACTTCTTTATCATGATAATATTGTTCGTTATCATCATCTGAACTATTAAAGGTGCTTTCGGTCAATTCATCTACTCCAACGCCAAGTGCTTGTGCAAATATCTCCACTTTAGATATGGGCAAATCTATTTTACCAGATTCAATCTTGGCAATCGAAGATCTGTCTGTATATCCAGTTTTTAGAGCCAGGTACTCTTGTGACAATCCTTTTTCTATTCTTATCCTCCTAATATTTTTGTATAAATCTAACATATTTGTTCTCCTATGACATAATTATATAGGAGATGTGAAAAAAAATCAACAAAATTACAAAAAAATGTTGACATAAAATCACTACAGGTATATACTGTGATTATAAATCACCAATAAAGACCAATAGAGAAAGGAAGAAACAATGGCAAATATGGATTTACTAAGAAAAAAAATTGACAATTCCGGGATTTCAATTTCCCATATTTCTAGGCAAATGGGAATCTCCAGAGAAACGGTATACAATAAGTTGAATAGCGGAGACTTCAAAGTTTCAGAAGCAGTAACATTGGCACATATACTGAAACTTTCCAAAAAAGACATAGAACAAATTTTTTTTACAACAAATAGTGATTTATAATCACGAAAAGAAAGGGGAAAGAATATGAATAATCAATATGAAGATAAATTTGGAATGAAAGCAAGTATGCGTTCAGTGATATTTAGCGTAGAAGAACTCGGAGAAGATCCTATCAGGCTATTAGGGGAATATCATTTAAGAGCAATTCAGGATCCATTCTTCAATAAAACTATGATTGAAGCACTTGAAGATTACATTGACATGAAAGGAATTGAGTGGGACGAAAAGTATATGAAACAAAAGGAAGTGTAGAATGCTGAAATCAGACATAGAAAAGCAAATAGTCGAAAAATTAAATGGAAAGCTGTTTGTGACGAGAGGAAAATTAAGAAAAATATGTGGGTTTGGAGATGCAAAAGTAAGAATGTTTACGGAAGGGCTAGACCACATTAAAGATGATAAAGGACAACATTATTTAGTATCAGATGTTGCAGCTAAAATTGCAGAACTAAAAACACGATAGGAAAAGAGTAAAAATATGAATCAAATAACGCTGGGCAGCCTATTTGATGGTAGTGGGGGATTTACCCTTGGAGCAATTGAAAGTGGAATTATCCCGGTATGGGCAAGTGAAATTGAACCATTTCCAATTAGAGTAACCACCAAAAGAATGCCACATGTAAAGCATTATGGCGATATATGTCAAATCAGGGGAGACGAAATAGAACCGGTAGATATTATAACATTTGGCAGTCCATGCCAAGACATGTCTATTGCAGGCAGAAGAGACGGACTAAATGGGAACAGATCTTCGCTGTTTTACGAAGCTATTCGAGTAATAAAAGAAATGAGAGAAAAAACAAATGGACAAAAACCAAGATATATCATTTGGGAGAATGTCACAGGAGCATTCTCATCAAATAAAGGAGAAGACTATAGAAGAGTACTTGAAGAAATTACAAAGATTAAAGAACCAGAATTATCAATACCTAAACCTGATGGGAAGTGGAGAAAAGCAGGAGTTATCATGGGAGATAATTTATCCATCGCTTGGAGAACAGTGGATGCTCAATACTGGGGAGTACCCCAAAGAAGAAAAAGAATCTACCTTATCGCAGATTTTGCAGGACAAAGTGCAAGAGAAATACTTTTTGAGCAAGAAAGCATGCAAAGGGATTCTGATAAGAGCAGAAAAACAAAAAAGACAGATACCGCAAACATTAAAGGTAGCACTGAAAAATCAAGCAAAATAGCAATATGTATAAACGATCAGGGTGGACAAGGGAGTAGGTACAAGGGATTACTTAATGTAGCACCTACAGGAATAGGCGGAAATAATCAACCTTTTGTAGTGGAACAAGATAAAAATAGCAAGACATATTCGATAAATAAAAATCTTCACCACACAAAAATTGAAGAGGGAAAAACTGGCACAATTGTTGCAACTGACTATAAATGTCCACCTATAATCAGCAGAAATATGACAGTGCGAAAATTAACACCTCAAGAATGTGGTAAGTTGCAAGGGTTTCCTGAAAATTGGTGTAGCGACCTGGAAACAATTGAACCAAGCGAAAAAGATCTAGTATTTTGGCGAGATATTTTTAAAACACATAGAAAAATCTCAGAGAAAATAAAGGATAAAACAGATAAACAAATTGTGAAATGGCTAAAAAACCCACATTCAGATTCTGCAGAATATAAAATGTGGGGAAATGGTGTGGCACTTCCAAACGTAAAATTTGTGTTATCAAGCATCAAAACATACATAGAATTTAGAAAGGAAAAATTATGAGAATATATACAGCATTTATGGTTGATGGGTGTATTAAAACCCCCATTTCAACACCACAAAGAATAATTGCAAATGCAATTTGGGAAATCGAAGGTAAAAAAGCAGGTGCTCAAGAAAGAAGAGACGAATTTCAAGAGCGAGGAGTATATTTTGAAGTTGGATATGCAGATGTGGATTTAGACGATATAGAAAAAATAAGTTTAGAACAATTAGCCGGCAAATGTGAGAAAATACTTGTTACATTTACGTATAGCGGATATTTTAATAAACATGCTAAATATCCATCATGGAAGTGGGTATCGCAATGACCAAAGCAATTTTAAAATATCCAGGAGCAAAAAACCGACTTACCAAGTGGATTGTATCACATATTCCAGAACATAAGATCTATGTAGAACCGTTCTTCGGTAGTGGTGCAGTCTTTTTCAACAAGAAAGAATGTTATAACGAAATAATCAATGATATTGATGATGAAATTTACAACTTCTTTAAAACTTTGCGAGAAAAACCTGAAAAACTTATAGCAGAATTAAGTCTCACACCTTACTGCAGAAAAGAATATGAGATGGCATATAGCAAGAAATCTGATCTGGACGATATAGAAAAGGCAAGAAGATTCGCAGTAAAATGCTGGCAAGGATTTGGATGTGGCAACAAATATAAAAATGGATGGAGAAGGGGAATTGGTAAAACAAGCCCCAATCCTGCAAGGGCGTGGAGCAAACTTCATGAAACATTAGAGCTGGCGACAGAAAGAATTAGAAATGCTCAGATTGAAAAAAGGGACGGCATAGAACTTATTAAGAGTTTAAATGATAACGACACTTTTATTTATATAGATCCGCCCTATCCGCACAAAATAAGAAAAAACTATCTGTACAATTACGAAATGACAGATAGCGATCATGAGAGATTACTAGAAACGATATTGTATAGCAGCTGCAAAATTATGATTTCATCATATGAAAATAATTTGTATGATGCACACCTAAATGGTTGGCGAAAGGTTAAAAAGAACACTACGGCCGAATGTTCGGTAAGAAGGACAGAAGTACTGTATATGAACTATGAATTATAAAATCAAATAATATAAGCGTAACTATCCTACATTTGTCAGACCCTGTCAAAAAAGTAGATCCTCCCAAAAAACTAACGATGTAAATTTGTTTGAAAAAGTCGGGCATTCCCCTGACCGGTTGGCAGGGTCCGACAAATGTAGGAAATTAGAAAGGAGATAATAAAATGTATGATACATTAGTTAAACACAATAAAGATAGAGAGAAATTAGACTTTTATGCAACGGATAAAAGAGCTATAGAGGAACTTTTGAATAGAGAGAAATTTCAAGCAACAGTCTATGAGCCGGCATGTGGGCAAGGACATATAGGGAAAATATTAGAGAAATATGGCTATGAAGTTAAAGCTGCAGATATTTGTTACAGAGGATATGGAACTAAAGAGGAAGTAGACTTTTTCACAGTGCAAGAAAATAATTTAGATATTGTAACTAATCCACCATATTTTTGTGCAAATGAGTTTTTAAGACACGCACTAGATATTTCAAGTAAAGGTGTAAAAATAGCAATGCTTTTTCGGCTAGCCTTTTTAGAATCACAGAAAAGATATGACCTGTTTCAAAAATATCCACCTAAGAAAATTTATGTATTTTCAAAAAGAATAAATTGTGCTAAAAATGGGCAGTTTGACAAACACAAAAATAACGCATTAGCTTTCGCTTGGTTCATATGGGAAATTGGATATACCGGGAAAACAGTATTGGACTGGATTAAATAATAAAGATAGCAAAATTAATAAAGGAGTAACAACAATAAAACCTGAAAAAAACAAAGAATGAAAGGCGGTAAAAATGGAAAAACTTAGTAAAGAAATTCTATTTAATGAAGTATATAAAAATAAATATATATTTGTAAAAAGCTGTTCAGGCAAAGCAGACGTATCAGATATTGAATATTTAACAAAAGCAATGGCGTGTAAAGCATGTATAGACATTATAGAAAAATATAATCTAGAAGAAGAGTTTAATGAATACTGCAGAAAAAGGAAAGTAAATCACGGAAATACTATAAGGGAAGAAAAAATGAAAAGAAGTCACCCAGCAGCATATTGTGCTGATAGAACTTATTTCAGGGGATGTTTTTTAAGCGAAGAGGAGTACTAGATATGAATAGTAAAAATATAAGACAAATAGATGAACTACAAGGCAAAACCATATATATTGCCGGCAAAATTTCAGGAGAAGCAGATTACGGAAAGAAGGAATTTGCAACTGCAGAAAAACTTTTAAAAGCAAGATTCAAAGATATCACAATACTAAATCCAACAGTACTTCCTGAAAACATTGCATATGATAAAGCAATAAATATATCATCTGCAATGTTAAGAGAATCTGATTGCATATGTTTTTTAGATAACTGGTGAAAAAGCAAAGGGGCTAAATATGAAATGGAGCTAGCAAAAGTGCTAGACAAGAAAATAGAGTATATCAAACAAATTAGAGAAATAATCAATAAAGAAAAAAGAGATGTGGGACAGAAAGCAGTTAAAGAAAACTTGCAGGAAAAAACACTGATTTATGGGGCTTTGCTTATAAATGGAAATATTGAAACATATATCGCATATTCAATAAGCGTATCGGAGAGATATTGTAAAAAAGTAGTATCAGATGTTGCAGCTAATATACTAGAAAGACTAGATATAGAAGAGATAGAAAAAAATATTAACATCATTATAAAAAAAGGATATATGAAAAAAATGGATTATCTAAATTCATTAACAAATGAAGATCATGCACACATATTTGATTGTCTCACAGAAGAACATAAGATCTACAGACCAAAGCAACATGCAGAGGAAGAATGCGTAAATATATATGATTGGAGTTGGGAATAATGAATACACACCTAAATACAATAAGAAAAATTAACAACAGATGCAGAAAAACAAAGGTACAGATATATGAGCTTATGAAAGATAATAATTGCACAAAAGATGAAATGGAATTTATTTTGATGAGTTTGCATTCTCAAGTCTTGATAGCTAAAACAGCCGAAGAAGCACATGAAAAAATTAAGGGAGCAAATTATGAACGGTAAAAATTAAATCAGAGGTGAAAATCTATGAGCTGCGGTGGCAGCTTATGAAAACATAGAGAAATACATAGAAGAGGTAAAAAAATGAAACTTAGCAAAAAAACAATCAGACACGCACTAATACTTATAGTGATTTTAATATTGTTACTTATAGCAATGACGGCTAACTATGTTACGGCAGAAATTCAGATGAATTTTAAAAAACAGCAGATAGAAAAATTAGAGGAAGATCTCGGGAAACTTAAAGCAGAAAACTATCACCTAAAGATGGATAAAAAAAGCAATCATGCAACAGAAAGAAAATAAAAATTAAGAAAAATCATAGAGGACAAACCATATATAAAAATATGTATATATAATGGAAGGAAAAATTTTAAAAGGCTAGGTGTTAAGCCTTGAACGTCCTCGTAATAGATATTAACAAGTGAGTGAAAAAAGAAGATGAATAACAAATACATACAATACGATTACGAGAGCACGTTCAATAGCAAGCTGGATGCAGATGACAAGAGAATAGAAAAGTTACTTAGTGACGGCCGAATAAAAGGGATCTATGCCACTAAAACTATAAAAGCAGGAAAAAGCTTTGAAGTTGAAATATATCCAGAATTTACAAAAAAATCACAACAAGGCTTTAAATTAAAGAAAATCAATAAGACAGCTCAAAAAAACCTTAACGACAAAAACGCAAGAAAGAGACTAGAAAGGCTTATCAATACAAACTTTAAAAACGGAGACTACTGGGTCACTTTAACATACACAAATGAAAATTTACCGACAAGCCTTGAAGCTGCCCAAAAAGACATGAAAAACTATATTGAAAGAATCAACTATCGACGTAAGAAAAAGGGACTGAATAATGCTAAGTATATCTATGTGACTGAATTTAGCGAAAAGGGAAGATGTCACCATCACCTAATAATGGATTGCGACTTAGACATGAAGATAATTGAGTCAGTTTGGAAGAAAGGCAGAAGAAACAATGTAAGAAGAATCGCAGAAGATGAGCAAGGGATAACAGGACTGGCATACTATCTCACTAAAGATCCGCAAGGCAGAAAACGATGGAAGAGCAGCCAAGGGCTGAAAAGACCCATAGAGAGAAAAAGCTACAGTGTTATTTCAAAAAGAAAAATACAAAATATGATTAAGAATCAAGATTCTATTGAGTTTGAACTTGAAAAAATCTACAAAGGAAAAAAGTTTATGTCCGCCGAAGTAAAATACAATAAGTATAATTGCAAGTTTTACATTTACGCGAGAATGATCAACGCAAAGAATAGGGAGTGAATATGTTTAAAGATACAGTGATAATATTCATTGCATTTACTATGGCAAGTGCAATTATAGTGTACTGGCAAGAAGTCAAGAATTTAGCAAGCATCTGCATAAGAAAAGCTAAAGAAGTTTTACAATATATGGGCGGAGCGATATATTCCGCAGTATGCTTCTACATAGAAAAACTTGAAGACACTATTATGGTATGGATATTAGCTGCAATGCTGGTGTTAGCGTGTAGCATAATGGTATGGGCAATAGCAATGATATCAGTGCTAAGCCTAGTATGTTAGAGTGCAAACGAATAGGGATAGTACGAATGAGAAAAGAACTTGAAAATTATAGAGCATTATGCAGCGAAATAGAGAGCATGCGATCAGAGCTTGAGAAACTAGAACAAGAACAAGAAACGATTAGAGACACCACAAAAAGCTATACCACGGGCAAGCCTGTGACAATTATGATACAAGGCAGAGTATACACAAAAGCGTTTGAAGACAAATACAATGCACTGCTTAAAAATTTGTATATGAAACTTGCGGATAGAATCGCTGCGAAAGCAAAAATTGAAGAATGGATAGATACATTAGATGCAGAAATCAGAACGATAGTTCGTATGGTTTATATCAATAACATGGAACATGAAGAAGTAGCCAGCGAACTAGGATATGAAAGATCAAGTATAACAAAAAAATTATCGAGATTTTGGGCAGCATATGGATTGCAACTATCACACAATTCACATGGAAAAAATGTATAATAATAGCATAGGTATTTGATTCATTTATTTTTATACCTCCTTTCTAAAATAATACTTAACTAACAAAAGGACATCTATAGCGGATGTCTTTTTGTTATGGCAAAGAAAGAAGAGCAAATGAAACACAGCAGAGAATATAACAAAACTATAAAAACTTGGTACGATTCTCCAAGGTGGAGAGTGCCACGAGATAAATACAAAGCGAAGCGGATTGCGATAGATGGCGGCATGTGTGAGTTATGTCGTGATGAATTAGGTTACATTGTTGACCACATCAAAGAGCTGAACGAACACAACTTTGATGACATCAATGTAAGACTTAGTGAAGATAACTTGCAATACATTTGCTTAAAGTGCCATAACCAAAAGACTTTTAAAAAGCAGGCAGCACTGGCAGAGGGTTACTACATTAACGAGAGAGGAGAGGTATGCCCCCATTAAAATTCTATGCATCGCATCAAAAAACCGACGACGCCAGAGCTTCAAAAAATACACAGCCCATGTACATGAGGGGGGGTTAAAGTTTAAAAATGGAAAATTTAGAAAAAGAAAAAAGAATCAAAAAAGAAAAACTGGCATTAAAAAGAATATTCAAAAATGTAGACATAAAAAAGAGAAATTTAGCAGAAAGACTTATAGATCGAGCAGCTTTCATGAAAGTTGTATTAGAAGATTTAGAGGAGTGCATAAAAAAAGACGGTTCAACATACAGGATGGAACAGGGCAAACAAAAAATGATCGTAGAAAATCCGGCACAGAAAACATACAACACGATGATAAACCGATATGCGATTGTACAAAAACAACTAAACGATTTATTAAACAAAGAAATGGCAGAAATTAGGGAAATAGGTGACGGATTTGAGGAGTTCGTTAGCGATAGAATTACGTAAATTTAAGCGAGATGATGAAGAGGTAATCTACGGAAAAAAAGAATACAAAATTATAAAAAATAGGATTGTATATAACGACAGTTATAATGCCATTTCAGAATATTATGACAAGATAAAAAATAAAAAAATCAATGCTAGCAGAAAAATAAAATTACAATTTTCATTACTTGCAAAGTGGTCAAAAAAAGGTATTGGAGATTATTATTTTGACAGTAAAAAAGCTAATCACATAATTGAATTTGCAGAGAATTTTTGCAGGCATAGCAAAGGCAAAATGGCAGGCAAAAAGGTTCGTCTGGAGCTATGGGAAAAAGCAATTTTAGCTGCAATTTTCGGATTTATTGATATAAATAATCACAGAAAACACCAAAAAATAGTACTAATTGTGGGCAAAAAAAATGGGAAATCATTCCTAGATTCCATAATCGCACTATATGGACTATTTGCAGATGGAGAAGGGGGACCGGAGATATATTCTGTAGCAACAAAACGTGATCAAGCGAAAATTGTCTGGGACGAATCCAAGCGAATGGTCAAAAAATCACCTGTATTAAATAGGCGGGCAAGGTGCTTGGTCAATGGTATATTTGTCGATTACAACGACGGAACATTTAAACCACTTGCATCAGATTCAGACAAGTTAGATGGTCTAAACGTTCATATAGTAATAATGGACGAATGGCATCAGTGGAAGAATGGTAGAACTCTGTACGATATGATGGCAGACGGAATTACCGCGAGAGAAAACCCACTCATAATCATGACATCTACAGCAGGAACAGTGCGAGGAGATATATACGACGAAATATACGAGGAAGCAGAACAACACTGTAATAACATTGAGCAGAAAAACTACAATGCACTAGATGAAAGGGCAATTTATTTTGTGTATGAACTTGACAAAAAAGAGGAATGGCGAGATGCAGATAACTGGGAAAAAGCCAATCCAGGACTTGGCACAATCAAGAAATTGTCGGCACTTCAGGACAAGGCAAAAAGAGTTGCTCAAAACAGCAGATTTGAAAAAAATTTCGTATGCAAGGAATTTAATATACGTGAAACTTCAATTGATTCTTGGATGAGATTTGAAGATTTCAATAACACTAAAACTTTTGATATAGAGAAGCTAAAACCAAAATATCTTATAGGTGGCAGTGATCTTTCGAGCACTACAGACCTTACTTGCGGAACGCTAATTTTTAAGATTCCAGATGACAAGCACATATACGTTGAGCAAATGTATTTTTTACCGGAAGATCTACTTGAGGCAAGAGTAAGAGACGATAAGATACGATACGACATATGGTATGAGCAAGGACTATTACGCCTTTGTCCCGGGAACAAAATAGATTACAAAGATCTAAAAGAGTGGTTTGAATCATATTATTTTGAAAAAAGATTCTATATTCCGTTTCATGGTTACGACTCTTGGAGTGCAACTTACTATGTAAATGAAATGCAAACGACATTTGGAAAAAAAGGTATGGAAGCCGTGATACAAGGCAAAAAAACTTTAAGCAATCCTATGCAAAACTTAGAAGCAGACTTCAAGGCAGGTAAGATTATTTATAACAACAATCCAATACTAAAAATGTGTATAGCAAATACGGCAGTAGACATGGACAGAAACGGAAATATACAGCCTCACAAAGGATTTAATCAAAGAAAAAGAATCGACGGGCTTGCGAGCTTGCTCAATGCATACACGGTTTATGAAAGGCACAGACAAGAGTACGAGGAGATGATCAAATGATGAATTACTACAAAAAAATAACAGCAACACTGGCAACTGGAAAAACTAAAATGTTAATAATAACGTCAGATTCTGAACTTGATATAGATACACCATTTTTATATGTCAAGAATAAAGATGGATTGCAGCATATTATCAACATGGCAGAATGTCAGACTATAACATTTGAGGAGTAAAAATGCTAGATTTTTTGAAAAGAAAAAAAGCTAAAAAAATTGCCAGAGAATACTTCAAACTGATAACGGGATATAAGCCAATTTTTTCAAGTAGAGCAGGAAGCATATATGAAATGGAGCTTACAAGAAGCTGCATACATTCTTTTGCTACACACGTATCTAAACTAAAACCGGTTGCCCGGGGTAAAAATAATGAAATTTTCGAAAGAATGTTGCAGTTTAAACCTAATGCCATGCAAGACACAAGTAAATGGTTATATCAGATGGCTACAATTTATCAAGTTGAAAATGCAGTTTTCATTATTCCGGAACTTGATAAAGATGCAGAAACTATAACAGGATTTCATAATGTCGCTCCAAGCAGAAGTCAAATTGTCAGGGGCGACGATGCCAGACTGTATCTCAAATATGAGTATTATGGCAATAAATATGCAATAGAGTTTGAAAAAATCGGTATTCTATCAAAATTTCTCTATAAAAATGGCATTTTTGGCGAAAATAATTCGGCGATAGCTACAACGCTAGAAGTAATGGAAACCAACAATAAAGGAATAATCGAAGGCGTAAAAAATGGCGCAAGCATAAGATTTTTCGCTAAATTGGGCAGCACTCTTTTATCAGAAGACGTTGAAAAGGAAAGAGAAAGACTAACAAAATCACAATTATCCATGGATAACAATGGCGGAATAATAATGCTTGATAACAAGTATGATGAATTTAGACAGATAGACTCTAAGACATACACAGTAGATGCAGGTCAGATGAAGCTCATCAATGACAATGTATTTAGCTATCTGAATACTAACATGGACATAATCCAAAACACCTATAATTCAGATAAATGGAACGCGTATTATGAAGGAGCAATTGAGCCATTCGCAATTCAACTTAGTCTTGTGCTAACCAATATGACATTTTCAGACAAGGAAAAGGCGTTTGGCAATAATATTATATTCACAGCAAATAGGCTGCAATACCTAACTAACCAAGAAAAACTAAATACAGTGACACAATTATTTGATCGTGGGTTCATAACTCACAATCAGGGGTTAGAGATTTTTAATATGGAGAGTTTGGGAGAAGAAGGCGAAAAACGGTATATCAGAAAAGAGTACGCACAGCACAATTATGAAGAAGAACTAAACGAAGTTTGAAAGGAAGACAATGAGCAAGACATTACTTGAAAAGATGAAGAGCAGACAGTATAGGGAACTGATAATATCAAGCGAACTTCAAGAAAATAAAAGGATAGATACGGATTATTATGTTGAAGGTTACGCAGCTAAATTTGAGCCATATCCACTGTTTGAATATGACGGGGAAACTATATATGAAAGATTTGAAAAAGGCTGCTTTGCAAAAACAGACATGGAAGACATAATTTTTCAGTACAATCATTCTGGAAGAGTTTTTGCGAGAAAAAGCAATGGAACATTGATAGTAGAAGCAGATGATACAGGACTATTTATAGCAGCGGATTTATCAAAATCAGAAGATGGCAGAAATCTTTACGAAGAAATACAAAACGGGCTTACTACAAAAATGAGTTGGGGATTTGTACCGGGAGATTACTACTTTGATGAAAAAACAAAAACAATCACACACAAGACTATCAAAAAAATATATGACGTGTCAGCAGTGAGTCTTGCAGCAAATGATGATACAGAAATTTATGCAAGAGATTTCTTCAACGGAGTGATTAAAGGATCTAACGAGGAGTTCGTAAGGCGTGAAAATCAAATAAAAAAGTTAGAACTAATAATTAAACTTAATACAGGAGACAAACGATGAGACTTAAAGAAATTGAAAAAAGACTTAAAGAGATTGAAGCAGAGCTTAGAACAGATGATGCAGATATTTCTGCACTTGAAAAAGAAGTAGAAGAGCTAGTTGCGGAAAGAAAAAGCATTTTGGAAGATGCAGAAAAAAGAGAAAAAATGCTAAAAGAAATCGCAAATCAAGATTTTGATGTAGTGGTCAGATCTTTTCACGGAGCAGAACCGGAAGGACCAAAAGGCTATGATTCTGCAGAATATAGATCTGCGTATTTTAAGAACATGCTAGGTATTGAAATGACAAATGAGGAAAGGGCAGCATTCACTCATACTACAGCAAACACCGCAGATGTTGTGCCAAAAGAAACTGTAGATATGATTTTTTCAAATATGGAAGAACAGCATCCTATAATAGCAGACGTGAACGCTTTAAGGACCGGCACTGTCATTAACATCACAAAACATACATCAATTGTAGCAGGAGATGCGAAAGTAGTTGCAGAAGGCGTAGCTAACGACGACGAACAAAATACATTTGTTTCAGTGACACTTTCAGGTAAGGACATCGCTAAATCTATAGAATATTCTTACAGATTACAGGCTATGGCAATTGCAGCTTTCGAATCATACCTTGTAAAAGAGATCAGCGAAAGAATATCTGCAGCATGGGCAAAGCAGATAGTCGCTCAAATCAAAACGGATTTGGCAGTTGCAAATAAGATTGCGGTGACAAAAACGCTGAAAATGGAAGACGTGTTGAAAGGTTTAGCTGCCCTAAAAGGAGCAACAGGACAGGTAGTTGTTTACGCAAACTCCGTGGGCATTTACAGTCACATTGCCGGAATGAAAGATGCCGACACCAAAGTCAACTTCATTCCGGACTATTCACAGGCGATCGCAGGAACAGTGCTTGGAAAACCAATAAAGCAGGAAGATGCACTTGCGGATGGCGAAATTCTTATATTAGACCCTAGTCAGTACACAGAAAATGTAGTACAAGACGTCTTGATAGAACAAGACAAGGATATTAAAAGGCATGTGCATATCCTTTCGGGAATACTTATTGCAGAAGGATCTATGACAAATGACAAGGGTGCAGCAATGCTAACTATTTCATAAACAAAAGGGAGTTTTAAACTCCCTTTTAAGGAAAAGAGAGAAAAATGACAGATGAATTAAAGCTAATTAAAAATGATTTAAGGATAAGCCATAGCCATTTGGACAATTTACTGCAAGCAGATATAGATGCCTGCAAAGATGATTTGAAAAGAGTAGGCATTAAGATTGCAGATAATGATAATCTTGTAAATCAGCTAATCAGACTATACATAAGAGCAAGTCAAAATCATCAGAATCAAAGTGAGCTATATTGGCAACGCTATAAAGAAATGAGAAATGCGGTTAGCCTGAATGAAGAAAGAACACAACGATGAATGAAGTTATAAAGCTAATTCAAAAAAGCGTAACAACAAATGAATACGGTGAAAAACTTGAGACAGAAAAAGCAAGAGAAGTTCTAGGAACAATAAAGTCTGTAAGTCAAAAAGAATTTTATGAGGGAATGGCAAACGGATTAAATCTAGAACTTAGATTTGAGATAGCAGACTATATGGATTATGATGGCGAGAATGAAGCAGAAATCAGTACAAGAAGATATAACATAGTTAGAGCGTATAGAACTGTAACGAATAGCCTAGAACTCACGTTATCAAGAGGTTTGAAAAATGCTACCTAATAAAAAAATCAAGATACAAAAGAAGAGCGGAGCATATGATTTGACATTTGAAGATACCATTGATGCTGCAAATTACACCATGAAGGAACTCACAAGAGCGGCTTTAAGAGATTCAGCTAAATATATCAGAAGACTCGTAGGAGATCAGCTAAAAGATTTTTATGCAGTTAATTATATTGGATTCAGTCGAAGACGTCTTATCAACGCTCCAAGAGCGGGAAAACTCATAAGAAAATACCCTGGAAGCGCTTTACAGTATTGGGTCAGAAAAAAAGAATCTGACTTGCAGATTGGATTTAAACAAAGTGCATGGTATGGAATGAATCAGGAACTAGGAGACAAAGGGCAACCGAGACTTGGTATTTTAAGGACAACGACCTATAACAACATTTCGAAACTTAGAGAGATTCAAGGGCAGTACTTAGACAAGATGAATGTCGGGCAGGCATTTGATCCTGGAAATGATGAGTACAAATCGCAAGAAGGAGTTGAAGAATAATGAGACAGCTCAAAAAAGGAATTGTCAAACTGCTAAAAGGATGCTGCCAAAATGTTTTTTGGAGCAAGGCAACTGATGAATCTGACAGATATATTTGTTACACTCTGAAAACGGCAAGCAGCATAGACGGATATGAAATCTTAGAACTGCAAGTTGATATATGGACCGTGAAGGGAAAAGATGATAATGAATGGCTAGATATTACAACTTCAAAGATAAAAAAGTCGCTTAATCATTTAAATATTGCAGAGGAAGAATTTAGTGCAGTTATATATTTTGACCGAACTATATTTGAAACAACAAATGACGAAAAAATGAAAAGAAATACTATGTACTTTGATGTAAGGTACAGGGAAGGAAGCATATGAGCATTCAAATTAAGACAATTAACGGAATCACGCAAAACACAACAAAACACTTACTGCTTGATGCAGGAGCATTTTTTGTGGGATACAATCCTGCAACAGACACATTTGAATCTGCTAAAACTGCAGGTAAGCTCCTTGGAGCAACTAAAGGCGGAGGCAGCTTCAAGGCTGTGCCTAAGTTTAGAACTATAGACTTCGACGGTGTCCGCGGCAAAATAAAAGGTTCAGAAATATTAGAATCTTGGGACGTATCTCTGACGGCAAAAGTAATAGAGACTACTCCAATAACAATCAAAAGAGCACTAGGTATAGCAACGTTAGATAGTGATAGTGGCGTAGAAAACTATACTAAAATCACAGGAAAACAAGTGCTAGAGCTGACGGACTACGCAGATAACATAACATGGGTCGGTACACTTTCAGGGAGTGAAAAACCGGTGATAGTACAAATTTTCAATGCACTGGCTCAAAAAGGTTTAGAGCTTGATATGGCAGACAAGTCAGAAGGTATCATTCAGCTAGATTTCAAGGGTTATTACGCGGCAGAAGATCTAGATACGCCACCGTTTACAATTTATTACCCCAAATTAGGATAGGGAGATTTTATGAAACTAAGAACCATTAAATTTAATGACGCATTTACATTATCAAAAATAATAGATAAACTGCAAATCAAATTCGAAAAAGGACTAAAAACAGACATTGAAGTTGGAGCAGATTTCATTTTGAAAGTCATGCAAAACGCCCATAAAGCACAAAATGAAGTAAACGATTTCATGGGAAGCTTATTTGAAATCACAGGAGAAGAATTTGGGAAGCTACCAATAAAAACAGTATTTGACTGCTTTAATGAGCTTGCAAACAGTGAGGACTTTAAGGATTTTTTCAAGTCAGTTGCGAAATTTGCGAATATGAAGTAATAGATCTTTTGATGTCTCGATATGGACGAATGGATTTTGTTTTAGAGATGGACTTTAGAAAAGGGCTAGAATTTTATAATTATGCGGTTGAGCAACGGAACAATCATTACAAAATGTTGCTGTCTCCGTTTATGTCATCCGAAGACAGACAAGATGATAATAATCATCATGAAAATAACGCAGAAGATGGCAGAACTGCGGACAATATACTGAAAGGAGTTGAGGACATATTAAATGGAAATATTTAAACTATTTGGAAGCGTTTTTGTAGATACAAAAAAAGCAGAAGAATCAACTCATAAAGTAGGTGAAAAAGCAGAAGGCATAGGCTCTAAATTCAAAAAAGGCTTGGGTACAGCAGTAAAGTGGGGAGCAGGTATTGCAGCAAGTGCATCAGTAGGAGCAGCTGCACTTTATAAGACTGCAGAAAAGGCAGCGCAGACAACAGACAGAGTTGATAAAATGAGCCAAAAACTTGGAATATCAAGAAAGAGTTTCCAGGAACTTGATTTCGTGATGAGCCAATCAGGAATGTCAATAGATAACTTCGGAGCAGGCATGAAGACCATGCTGTCTACAATGGAAAACGCTAAAAATGGGAACTCTCAGGCGATTTCGAAGTTCAAGCAACTAGGAGTTGCAGTAACCGATTCATCAGGTAAAATGCGTAGTCAAGAGGCAGTGTTATATGACTCAATAAAAGCATTTCAGAAGATGGAAAGCAGCTCTGAAAAAGCGAAACTGGCACAAGAACTTTTCGGAAAACAAGGGCAGCAAATAATGCCACTTTTGAACGGGCAAGCGGGTAGCTTTGAGGAACTTACGCAAAAGGCAAATGAATTAGGTTTAGTACTTACAGATGACACGGTAAATGCTGGCGTAAAACTTACGGATACTATCGATCAAGCAGATAGAACTTTTGGTGCAATAATCACGAGAATTGGGGCAGGTTTAATGCCTGTAATTCAAAATGCGTTAGATTTCATACTTGTCCATATGCCGGAAATTCAGGCAGTTGTAGGAACTGTTTTTTCTGCAATATCTGCAGTTGTGACAACGGTTATGGGAATTTTAAAGGACTATTTCATTCCAATTATAATTGCGATAGTGGATTCTATAAAAGAACACTGGCCGGCAATATCTTCAGTAATAACTGAGGTAATGGATACGGTAAAACTTGTTATAGGAACCGCATTAAAATTTATAAAATGGCTGTGGGGCAATTATGGTGGAATCATCAAAGGAGTGGTTGCGGCTACGTTTAATGGAATTAAAAACATAGTTACAGGTGTTATGAAGGTCATAAGAGGCATAATAAAACTTGTAATGGCAATAATCAAAGGCGACTGGTCGGGAGCCTGGAATGCAATAAAAAGCATTGTAACAGGAATCTTCAAGGTAATTAAAGGAGTAATCGTAGCTGTCCTTGGGCACATTAAAGGAGTTTTTTCAGCGGTATGGAAAACACTTATAACTATAACCTCTGTAGCTTGGAATGCCATTAAAAAAGCAATTATGGCACCTTTTAAGGCAGCCTTTAATTTTGTGAAGGGAATAATAAACGGCATAAAAGGACTGTTCAGATTTAAATTTACTTGGCCGAAAATTCCACTACCACACTTTAAGCTTGAAGGAAGTCTAAATCCTATAAAATGGATTAAGCAAGGACTTCCTAAGCTGCATATTAAATGGTATGCAACTGGTGGAATCATGAAAAAGCCGACTATGTTTGGGTATGATCCTTTTTCTAACACAGCTCATGTAGGCGGAGAAGCAGGACCAGAAGCAATAGCGCCTATATCTACACTTCAAAGCTACATTCAACAAGCTGTATTGGCTGAAAATTCTAAAATCTTGGCAGCACTTTTAGAAATCTTAGCAGAAATAAAAGAAAAGGATGATAAATTCATTGGCAAGATAAAAGGACTGATAGAAGAATACAAAATAGAATGGAACGATAGAGAGTTAGCGAGGTTCATAAAAAACTATGTATGATATTTTAAAAATCAGCACGCAAAAACCAAATAGCAAGTTATCATCGGACAATTTACTGATAGGCAATCAAAAAATTGTTATTGGAAATATAGTTTTTAAGGCATTTGCAAACAGTAATACCTTGCGAGATTTTGAAGTGGGCAAAGGCGGAACAAAGAGTGTAGTTGTAAAACTCTTAGCTATAGAGCATGAAAACATCAGGAAAGCAGTTGACAACATAATAGATTGGCTTGATGGGAAGGTATATCTAATAATCAACGACTGGTATATAGAAGTAGACGTTCACGCAATAAAATTCAAAAATTATGTACTGGATAGAAGATATATTGAACTTGAGATAATCTTAGAATCGTCAGATTGGATATGGAGCTATGATCACGTAATAGATTACGATCCAAAGATTTGGCAAGAGAACATTCAAGGTGAAAACTGGAGAGACTATGAACTTGACAATGGAAAACGTGGGTATAATTATGGCTATACGATAAGTAGCAATCTTAACTTGAGTATTAAGCCTAAGTGCAGTAATCCCAAAATCCTTGCCAGTGCAGAAATCTTGCTTTTCGGAGCTGCAACAGATCCGTTTGTCACAATAGACAACAGAAAAATTGGAGTGAAAGACAGTATTGCAGATGGAGAATATATCAAGATAGATATGTCAGAGAAGAAAGTTACAAAATACAAAACAAATGGAAACACAGAAAATATGTTCGCCAAAAGAACTAAGTCGGAAGAATATTCCATATTTGATAGGATCAGACTGCCGTGCACAGTAACCGCCCCAAAAGGCTTGAAATTTTCGGCAGTTATAACGGAACACAGGAGAACCCCACAATGGACTTGATGTATACACAAAATGGGATAGATGCAGGCATTATAACAAGACATAGGTTCGATTGCGACATAGGGAAGCAAAATGATTTTCAGGTAGAGTTGGATGTTTCAGGCAATCAACACTATACTGAATTGATAAATGAGTATATCTATCTTGACGGAACTGAATACGGAGGAATCGTAACAGAAAGAAAAATTTCAGGGAATAAACTAACGCTAAAAGGCAAAACTTTCAGGGGGATGCTTAACAACAAAATCATAATAGTAAAACAAGGCTATGATTACTATATCGCAACAGGGGAACTTAAAGAAGCGATCAACAAGCTATTTCAAGATTGTTTTGCAAAAGGTTATGTCGTAACATCCGCTCCTGACATATCAATAAATTTTCAGTTTGAGAGATATTGTAGCTTGCAAAGCGGACTAGACAAGTTGTGTAGCTTGCACAATCTAAGGATGACATTTCAAAAAAAAGAGAATAAAATCGAAGTTTCATTTGAGAAAAAAAGTTATGCTGGAACGGATTCTGAACTATCAAAAGATAGCTCCATAAAAATAGAACTGAAACAAAACAAGAACTATCCAACAGCACTGATAGCTCTCGGAAAAGGAGAGCTCGCAAGTAGACAAGTAATATATTTTCAGCTACAAAAAAACGGAGAAATTGCGGAAGCGCTGCCAAACGAAACGTGGCAAGATAGAATTGTTGCAACTTACGAAAACACGTCGACAGAAGATCTCAAAAAAGACGCACTCGCGAAATTTAAAGAATTAACAAAAGGAGTTCAAGGAACATATGATCTGATAACAGAAGTAGCAGTTAATGCAACGAATCTTGATTATGATATTGGAGATGTTATAGAGACTTTTGAACCACATACAAAAACAAGAATTTTCGTAGAAATTTATAATAAAATTTGCAAAAAAGAAAATGAGAAACCAGAAGAAATATCGTATAAAGTGAGGGGATTGATATGGGAATAAAACTAATAACAGGTGTATCTGGTGACAGACACATAACCCCGGAAGATGATGCAGCATTACATAGAGCCGCCGTAGGCAGTGGAGCGTTTTTTCTGACCGTTCCAACATTCAAGATTGTAAATAATAATGAAATAACGCTAGAACCATGCGAACTGCTCATCAATGGCAGGCATGTAAGAATAACTACACCGGAAACTATAAAAATAGAGAATGGAGAAATTGGAAACAATCGAACAGATTGCATTTGTGTAAAGCACACAAAACACAAGCAGATAGAATCTGTTGAAATAGCAGTTCTTAAAAATGCAATCACAGGAGCAGACATTAACAATTTTGGGATAGCACCTATCAGCACTGCGGCAATAGCTAAAGTAAAACTTGAAGGGATAAATCTAACAAGTGTCAGTGCGATTCCAGACACAATAAGAGGATTAGAGGTAATCCAAAAACTACTGTCAGAAGTGGATCACCTAAAAGCTGTTCAAGAGAATTTAGAAAAATATCCTAAAAAAATTTATGCGGGCAACGCACAAATGAACGGCGACGAAACAAAGACATTTTCAGAAGAAGACCTGAAAAACGCTCCAACAGGATTACAACTTGTTTTCTGTCCATATGCCAATGGTGCTCCGTTGAATAGAAACTTTCAGAGTTTTATCGTCAACAAAAAGGTTATAGAAGATAATCAAGGTGCAGGACACGAATTTTGGCTCAACAACGGAGAAGGCTGGACAGAAAGGTATGTTCAGATTTTTAGCGACAAAATCAAAGGGCATTCAACTAACACTAAAGGCAATTGGGTCTTGAGATATATGTACCTTATATAGAAAGAAAAAGGAGAAAAAACATGAAAAAACAGAATCTTAAAAACTGGCTAAAGGCTGCAGCAGTAAGAGCACTTAAAACAATGAGCCAGTCGGCAGTGGCTCTAATTGGCACATCTACATTGATCACGGAAGTGAATTGGAAAGTGGTAGTATTTTCATCAATACTGGCTGGAGTGGTATCGCTTTTAACTAGCGTCAAAGGACTTCCGGAAGTCGACACAAAAAAGGTGGAAGAGGAAGCAGATGGACAAGTTAATTAGTTTTATCAATTGCATTATGGGGCAGTATATGCCCCTTATTGCATCAGCAAGTTTTGCGTATGTAAGTGTCAACATCAGAAAGTTGTTAAAAAACAAAAAAGCAAACAATAAAGGGACAATGTTACTTTTACGTATACAATTGATAGAATATCACAATCAATATGTAATTAAAAAAGAAAATATGCCATCATACGCCTATGATAATTTCGTTGAAATGCACGATGCATACAAAAGTCTAGGCGGCAATGGACTTATTGATAAAATGTACAAAGACATGAAAAAATTAAATTTTAAAAGAAAAGAGGATACTAATTATGGCAATATTTAATGTTCATGCAGGACACAACAGAATAGTTCCGGGGGCAAGAGGACATTTGGATGAAGTGCAAGAAGACAGAATCGTTAAAAATAAACTAATACAACTGCTACGGGCTGCAGGACATATTGTTTATGATTGCACAGATGACGTTGGAAGAACGCAAAATGCGAATCTGTATAACATAATGACAAAATGTAATCAACATAGAGTAGATCTGGACATCAGTATTCATCTGAATAGCTATAATGGGCAAGCACATGGAGTAGAAGTTTTAAACTATGACACCAGAACTGATTCAATCGCAAACAGAATTGCCGGCAAAATTGCAAGCACGTTGGGCATAAAAAACAGAGGATTAAAGTATCGCCCGGAACTTTATGTGTTGAAAAACACGAAATCCAAAGCAATTCTGATAGAATGCTGTTTTGTTGATAGTCAAGAAGATTACGATGCATGGGGCGGAAATATTTGTGCAGGTGCCATCGCAGATGCACTAATAGATTACTATGGAAGTAGCAGCAATAGAACCACTAATGGAAACAAAAGCATTAGAGAAATTGCGGAAGAAGTTAAAAATGGAAACTGGGGTAACGGAAGAGAACGAAAAAGACGATTGCAAGCCGCAGGCTATGACTATGCAGCAGTTCAAAAAGAAGTGAATCGTATATCCAAATAATAGTTGCATGAGGGAGAGTTATTCTCCCTTTTTTTATGAAAAATTTCAATTAAAATTTTGAAAAAATAGTTAAAACCCTTTACATAACTAAATAGTTATGCTATACTATAGATAGTTAAGAAAGATACTTAACTAATACGGGGGCAAGAGCCAGAAAGGAAAAATGATGGAGCAAATGACAGATAGACAGTTTGAAGCGATTCTCACAATGATACTAAACATAGTTGAGAATAATGGCAAAGAAGAAGCCATAAAACAAATAAGAGCTCTACTGAATAGGTAGAACTCTTAAGACAAAAAACTCTAAGGGTGGGACTTGCCCCCACTCTTATAAAGTATTATATACTAGGACAATAAAAAAGGCAAGAGAATAGGAGTTGACATGGAAGAAAAAAGAAAGGGATATAAAACGAAAAAAGGGCAGTTGGCTGCCAATAAGCGATACCTCGATAGTCATCCGGAACAGAAAGCAAAAAACAGGGTATTAACATATAGAGCAACAAGTAAGAATTTTATAAAAAACTATGCCACGTTGGAAGATATTGTAGAAATAAGACAATTATTAGAAGAAAGGGAAAAATTTTTAATACTTCAAGATGAATAGTATTTTGGTTATAAAAATAAATTCGCAGACAAAAAGGTACACACTTTTTACACGCTTTTTAGACAAAATAGACAAAAAACAAGGCTAATTTAGCTGCAAAAAATGCAGAAGTTAGAGAAATGTAAAAACTAAAAAACCGTTGAAACTTAGCTATTTCAACGGTTTTCGCTATTGGTACACCATCGCGGGTTCGAACCGCGGACACCCTGATTAAGAGTCAGGTGCTCTGCCAGCTGAGCTAATGGTGCAAGGTTAACACCTTTAAAAGTTTACCATTATAGGTATTTTATGTCAATACATTTGGTGGATTTTCTCCAAAAAGTAAATGACGACACGGGAAAGCGAAAATACATATGTGAAAGAGCAAAATAAAAAAGAGAAAATGAAGGGAATAAACAGGTAAAATGCTGTAAAAAATCAGTAAATTAACGGAGGTAAAAATTTGCAAAGGATACCGTGATATAGTATAATGATAAGGAAATTATCTACGCAAAAATTACTTAAAAGAGAGGATTAAATATGGGGAATATAGAGCTTAAACTCAATATCAGCAGAGTTGATTTAATAATTGCTTGCAGCGTTGTGGTTATAGCCGTTATTCTGGTTGTCGGATTCATCATATGGCTGGTTAAGAGCAGTCGACAGAACAGAGCACTGAAATCTATAGATAAAAAACTGGCATATGGTAAAAGTGTCTTGACAGCGGAAGAGGAAAACGATATCTGCAACAGGACAAGTGAACAAAATGAATCTCTCAAAAAAGAAATTGAGCGTAGAGACGAAAGTGAGCAATGCAGAAAAATCGTAAGAGATGTAATCAGAGATATCAATATAAATATCAACGATAGAGGTATATCATATGATGAGGCTGCAGTTCCTGTTAAAAAACATAGAGATATCGATAAAATACACTGCGATAGTCATAGCGATGAAATGTACGATGATATTCGAAAGGATAAAAGCGATGCTGAACAGTTGAATTTGATTTCATCCGACGAGGTGAAATATGGTGACGAAGAACAGACGAAGGGTGATGTGAAGGCGAGACATCAGGATTATATTGATGAAAAACTTGAGAATAACGGCGAAGTAACGGATGCAGAAGTAGATGTTATGGCGGAAATCAACAAAATGCTAAAAGAAACCGAAAATCAGTCTTACGAAAGTTCGAATTTCTTGAGATATAATACAGGAAAAAGCGGCAAGACGTACACGGAAGAGGATTTGAAAAACGTTATTAGAGATTAG